CTCTTTGCAAATGAGATGAATCGTTTGTCGAATCTTCCGCATCGTATGCAGTATGACTTTCTCCGTAATGCAGTCAATCCAAGAAAGCGATTCTCCAAGTGGGCAAAGAAGAGAAGTGCCGAAGATGATGTAAAGTTGATTCAAAGTAAGTATAATTACTCACGTTCTAAGGCAGAATCGGTTTATCCTCTTTTTTCTGACGAAGAACTAGTCAAATTACGTAAATCAATGGATACCGGAGGTTTTCAAAGGTGAGTATATTATAAATATCTCTATGAATAATTTTATAGATGATTGGACACCAACAGATATGTTGGAAGTGACTCTGAACGAACCTGATGATTTTCTGAAGATAAAGGAAACTCTTACTCGGATTGGAGTTTCTTCCAAGAAGTTACCTAACACTCTTTTTCAGAGCTGTCATATTCTTCATAAACAGGGAAGATATTTCATCGTACATTTCAAGGAACTTTTTCTTTTGGATGGAAAGAACGCAAGTCTCACCGAGAACGACATCGAACGACGAAACACGATCACAACACTTCTCTCGGATTGGGGACTTCTTAACATCGTAAACGAGGCGGCCGCTCAACCACAAACAGATCTTCGACTGATTAAAATTATTTCACATAGAGACAAAGCACAATGGGATTTACAACCAAAATATTCAATTGGGAATGTCAAAAGAGTAGACACCCGATCAGATGTCAATCTTAAATGATATACGAACGGGTATATATATAAATACACATTAAATTTAATAAATGTATGTGTGTCATTGCTATCAAATACTTCGATGATATAGGCTGGGTAGGTGCTAAAAACCGAGACAGAAACTACTTACCGACAATCAATATCATACAGTCTAATCGCAAGGGAACGCAGCGTTTATACATTGACGACGAACTTACACGATACACTGAAGGTCTAAACGAATATGGTTTATGTATCTTATCTTCTGCGTTATCTGTAAAGGATGATGAAAAAGAAGGTGATAAGATTAATCCAAGGAAATTAAGAGGCAATCGGCCTGATGGATATATGTCGCCAGATGGCAAGACAATCAGAGACGCATTGTTAGAAAAGAATCCAATTGATGCTGTTGAATTGATTGTCGATAGAGAACTATCTGGTGCAACTGTAGTATTCAATCAAAAAGAATGCTATATCATTGAAGGTGGATTTAACATAAGAAAGGACGATGCTGATAAAGACAATCCTAGAAAGTACGTCCACCAAGTAAAGAAGATCGAAGCGAAGGATGGCACCTTTTTGGTAAGAGCCAATCACGGTATCTATATTCCGGAACTTGGTTATCAAAATGATTCAGAGAATTTGGATAAACAAAAGGCCCGAGATTCTTCTGAAAGCAGATATGCGATTGCTAGTGTTGGTGTTAAGCAGTGTACCGATCCAATGGAAATGATGAATGCGATTTCGAATTCTCCAAAGAAGGATAAGTTTATGAATCCCGTTCGTTTGGGTAATGTTGAAAAAGGAGATATGGTAACGACAGGCCAGTTGATGCTTTCCCCAAAAGATAGAACTATGCATTATAGACCGATTTACTCTCAGATAAATGTAAGGTATAATAAGATAAACAATCCAGAAGCAAAAACATTCTTTGAGATTGTATCCTCAAAGAAGTTGCTGGGTTTTAGGGAGTGGGTTCAATCTTAATTGATTATTTTTATAATGCATGAGTTGAGAAAGTATAAATACATAATGAATTTCAAACCACACGCCGTGGTTTCGAATGAGACGCCGAAAGGGTCTTACAAATAAAACCTGCCTAATGGAGGAAAATAAACATGACAACGACAACAACCTGGCCTCGTTCGGCCTTTATTGGTTTCGACCGAGTATTCGAAGAACTTGAGCGTGCCCGCAATGGCAACTCAACTTACACAAACAACGCATATCCACCACATAATGTCATTCGTATTGATGATGACAATTATGAGATTGAACTGGCAGTAGCCGGATTCGATGAATCTGATCTTGAAGTTTCCTATAAGGATAACGTTCTTACTGTAGAAGGAAATAAAGATTCAAGAGAACAAGCGGAATATGTCCATCAGGGCATCTCAAATCGTAAGTTCACAAAGACCTTTAACCTCTCTGAACATATCGAGATTCGTGGAGCCGATCTAGTCAATGGTATCCTGAGTGTCCGTTTGGAGAGAGTTATACCTGAAGATCAGAAGCCTCAAATCATTAAAATTGGTTCGACAAAAAGGCGCTTCCTTCGGGATTAAAGACAACTCTAACCCCCGGCTTAAATAGTCGATAGGGTGAGGGGATTAATCCCCTTGCCCTTTATTTTTTTCTTTACAAAATGTCTGATTTGATGTAGTATTCATCTATGATTTCTAATGGTTTCTATACAAGCGTAGATCGCTTTGGCAACTCTCTTCTTTATCGTGGTTATGACGATGAAGGTAAAAAGATTCTCAAGAGAGTCAAATACCAACCAAGACTTTTTCTTCCGTCTAAAAAACCCAAGACCGAATGGACTGCTCTTGACGGAACTCCGGTTGAGTCTATCTCATTTGATTCGATGTCCGAGGTTCGTGAGTTTGAAAGGACTTACAACAGCGTCGATGACTTTCAACTTTACGGAAACACTCGTCACGTTCCGGCGTTCATTCAGTCGGTCTTTCCAAACGAGATTCGTTACAATCGTAAGATGGTTGACACGGCTTCTATCGATATTGAGACTTCGTATGGTGATGGATTTCCGGATGTTCACAATCCCACAAACCAGATTCTTACGATTGCCTTCAAGAGTTCAAAGGATAAAACCTATCGAGTGTGGGGTCTCAACAGCTATGATACTGACAAGTCTCAACTAGACCTTGACATTGAGTATCGCCAGTTCATCAACGAGTCTTCTATGTTGGAGGCGTTCATTCAGTTCTGGGCAAATCCCGAGAACACTCCGGACATCATCACAGGTTGGAATACTCGACTCTTCGATATTCCTTACATGGTTGCTCGTATGCGTTATCTTTTGGGAGAGACCAAAACAAATCTTCTTTCGCCTTGGAAAAAGATCGATCAAAGAGAGATCGTCATTCAAGGTAGAGATCACACCATCTTTGAGATCAAAGGAATTCAACACTTGGATTATATGGATCTCTTCAAGAAGTTCACGCTCAACACCTATGGCAATCAAGAGTCCTACTCTTTGAATCACATTGCGAATCTTGTTCTGGGTGAGAAGAAGTTGGACTACTCCGAAGTCGGTTCTCTTCGAGATCTTTACGATGCGAATTATCAGTTGTTCGTTGATTACAATATCAAGGACGTTGAACTCATCGAAAGAATGGAAGACAAGTTGGGGTTGATTACTTTGGTTCTGACTATGGCGTATCTCGGAGGAGTCAACTATCAAGATACTTTGGGAACGACTGCGATCTGGGATTCGATCATCTTTCGCCGTCTGGCTCGAAACAAGGTTGCGATCATGCCATCCAACAATTCCAAGTCCACAAAGTTTCCGGGCGGATACGTCAAAGATCCTCAAGTGGGAATGCACGATTGGGTGATGTCTTTCGATCTCAACTCTCTGTATCCTAATCTGATTATTCAGTACAACATGTCTCCGGAGACTTTGGTTCGTCAGTCTTGTATTTCGAATCTCACTCCGGACAAGATTCTCTCCGAAGAAAAGATCGATGTTCCAAACGATAATCTTGCGGTTGCCTGCAATGGCGCCACATTTCGTCGCGACAAGAAGGGAATCATTCCGGAGATCGTCGAGGAGCTCTATTCTCGTCGTGTGACAATCAAAAAGGAGATGTTGGAGGAGAAGACAAAACTTGAGACTCTTTCAAGGTCAAATTCTGCCGAGTATTTTCGAACACAATCAAATGTCGCTCGTCTGGAGACTCTTCAAGTCGCGATCAAGATTCTTCTCAACTCACTCTATGGTGCTTTGGGGAATCAATACTTTCGATATTTCGATCTTCAGGTTGCGTCAGCGGTCACTCTTTCCGGTCAAACGGTTATTCGTTGGGGTGAGAAGACTGTCAACGATTACCTGTCCAAAGTTCTGGGTGATGACAAAGATCGAGTGGTTGCGATTGACACGGATTCTCTTTACATCAATGTCAATGATCTGATTGAGAAGGTAAAACCCGAGAATCCAGTTGAGTTCCTTGACAAGTTCGGTTCGGAAGTTATTGAACCTTTGCTTGAAAAGTCCTTTGGTCGTTTTGCGGAAATGACAAATGCCTACTCAAATCGAATGGTCATGAAACGCGAGGCGATTGCGGATCGTGGAATCTGGACTGCAAAGAAGAGATACATTTTGAATGTCCACAACAACGAGGGTGTTCAGTATGCAAAGCCAAAGATCAAGATGATGGGCATCGAGGCTGTCAAGTCTTCGACTCCACAGGTTTGTCGTGATGCGATGAATGAGATGTTCAAGATCATTGTGACGGGCGACGAGAAGAAAACTCAGAATGCGATTGAGATGTTTCGCAAACACTTCTCGACTCTTCCCGCCGAGGCAGTTTCCTTTCCAAGAGGAGTGAGCAATGTCACTTCTTTTCGTGACTCGGAAAAGATCTATCGCAAGGGAACACCGATTCATGTTCGAGGTTCTCTTCTCTACAATCACTATCTCAAACGTAATGGTCTGGAAAAGAAGTATGAGCCTATTCGCAATGGTGACAAGATCAAGTTTCTCTATCTGCTCATTCCCAACTCGATTCAGGAGAATGTGATTTCGTTTCCGGAAACTTTGCCCGAGGACTTTGGATTGAACAAGTACATTGACTACAATACTCAGTTTCAAAAAACCTTTCTTGATCCGCTTGAAATGATTTTGGATGCGATTGGTTGGAAGTCAGAGCCGGTTGTTTCGCTCGAAGATTTCTTTGTTTAACACTGACAGAAAGTA